CAAATCTACGGAAATGCTTTCCAGGGGCGCGTATTCGCCAACAAACAACCCTCCTGTTGTGGCAGGGGATGCGGTTTCTTCGGAAATCAAGCCTGAGACCCGTCAGCGTACTGACGACTCAGGGTCTAGCACACGTAATGCAAACCTCGTCCACGGACGAGAGTCCCGTTCTGGCCAGCGTACTGGTTCAGAACGGGTTGTGGCGCCGCCGGCGCAACCTCCCGTACTTTTCCTCAATGATATTGCCCAATGGGCAGCGAAACGCAAGGTCGGCGTTCCGCTGTGCGATGAGCATGTTTTGGGTCCTTTGAAAAAGATCGGTGTTGACGTTCATCCATTCACAGGTCTGTCCAACCCTCATGCATTCAGTGCCGCTTGCCGCGAGGCGGCGGTGGTGAGCGTGATTGGAAAGACAGGGCGTGGATTACAAAGCATGAACGTCTGGGATGTCTTCGGGAGCGCCCGGAGTCGTCTCATTAACCCGAAAAATTCTGCACCTTTTGGTAAAACGCTTGTTGATGGCATTCCTAAGTCCAGCCGTACTATGAATATTTCATGGTATTCTGGACCGGATACTGCTGTCGCGGGCGATTCCGCTCGTGGTTACTCGGTCCGGGGTGGCGATCCTTTGCCGCCTTATGACCTTGTGATGCTTGTGGATATTTATCAATCCGGATCTTCGTCTCAAACTGAGTTCTCACCTGCGTTCGCGCATGAACTTATTTCTGCTTCGAAGACCGGCACGGTGTATTGGATCGGTCGGTTTTTCCATGGTCATGCTGGTGCTGATGAGCCCATCATTGACAAAGGAGATGTTCCGATCATTGAGCAAGTATACGTCAAAGATAGTGAGGGCTTCGTTCTTTCGTCACCGGATGAAAGCTCGGGATGTTATGCACCTCACCCTTGGCCCGAATGGCTTTGTCAACGTTCCCACAAAGGACTTGACATTTCACCTGTCTCTAAAGTGGGACCTTACAATGTTGTGAGGATCGCCAAGACAGTTGTTGGAGCCATAGCACTTTTACCACTGCCTGTTCCAGTTGGAAAAGTTATGAGCCAAGTCCTCGATACCACGAGATGGTATTTCTACACTCTTCCTGTTTATTCAAAACAGGAAGTTTCATTTGTAGTCGAGGTATTTTTGAAAGTGGGTCCACGTTTTGTCCGTAAAATCCCGAACGGTCAAACGATGGACATGGCACAAGTCATGGTTGAGAAAGAGTTTTCTCAAATACCATGGTTGTCGGTCTTGCGTTCACGCTTTCCAGAGCAGTTCCAGTTGATTTTTTCTGACACTGTTCTTGCTTGCGTTTACGCGGATCGATGGAACGACACTGCCGTTCTCAGTAATTTGAGACAGGCACATGTTGTTCCAGAGTCGGGTCTTGTAGCATCAAGACGCGCCGACAACGGAATGAACCGGCCTTGGAATTCCAAGGTGCTTTCCTTCATTTTTGGGCTCTTTGCTCTCATGTTGGTCAGTTGGACTACCGCAGCCGCATGGATCACGCCGCAACAACCTATACTCTCAGCGTTTCTGGAGGAAGGGGTTGCGTTTTGGTCCGAGCCGTTTGCGCTGTCCGGGGTCTTTTATGAAGCCGCCACTACCGGCTTAGGGGAAAATCCATTCCCCCGTCTTCTCTTACATGGTTTGTGCTATGGTTTGAGACAACAGGACGGTTTTGGTCGTGTTGCTGCGTTGATTCTACACCTTGGGTGGAATTGGCGTAGCAAGGCGTCGGGTAAGCAATATGCTAATTTCGTCAAGGAATTTGTGAAAGGAAATCTGATCGTTTGCGGACGAGGCAGTGTCGAGTGTATCCCTGAGCACAGTACACTGCCATCGTACACTGCAATCGTTTCAGATGGCCCAGAACATTTTCGCGGGGAAATTAAGATCTTTGTTGATCACTGTGAGGTCTCCATTCGCGATGCATTTTTTGCACTCGGGAGACCGGTCGGACGGAATGTTATGTATCCCGTTTTGATTACACAGAGGCTATTGCAGCAACCAGCAAATAATGAGACCAATTTGTTGGCTGCGGTGTTGTTCCGAGTCCATAACGATCCCTTCTGGGATTCGTCATTTGATGAGGGGTTTCGCCACGGTAATTGGGACAGCCTTGGCAAGATTTTTGTCTCCAGTTTCATTACTGGTGGACGTTGTGCGGTGTACAGCGTATCAGACAATATACTTGCGATGGGAGTTAAGGGCAGACGTATCCGCGAAGCGTACGACGCGGATATGGCTGGGCACACTCTCTTTATGAAGAAAACCATCAATCTCAAGTGGAATGAGACGATCTCCACTCAAAAAGAGGTTAATGGTATTTTCACCATGAAACCACGGGCGATTCAGAATCTCCCGGCCATTGTTCACGCCAAGATGGGCGGTTTTGCACGTTCTTTTAACAAAGAATTGCACGATCGCTTTGACGGACGTGTTTGGAACATTGGTGGGTTTCCTGTGCGTGTGTTTTTCGCTTCAGGATACACGCAGGAGAAACTCTCTGAGATCGGCCAGGCGGCCGTTTCTGGCGACTCCGTTTTTGCTATGTCCGGTGACGATTCTTTCGTCGCATGGGGGGGTATTCCTTCCGATTGTTTTGGGGGTGAAGCTGATCAAAGTCAGTTTGACCACACACAAGACGATGGACCCATGAAAATTTTCATGAGGCAGATTTTGGAAGCGCTCGGATTTCCGGATGATTTCATTACGATGGCATATGGTGCTTGTCGTAGTGGATATACAATCAGAAAAGGACGCCTTGCTGTGATCGGCAACGGAGGTACGCAAATGCCGACGGGAATTACGACGACTACATCGTTCAATTCCCTCGACACGTTTGCTATGTTCGTTTGGTTTATGTATAATAGGAGTCGTTTTGGAACGCTGGCGGATGCTGGCGCAGAACTTGGTTTCAAAGTCAAGTTCTTCCCACGGGATTCAATTCAGACGTCCACCTTCTTGAAGGGTTGGTGGCAAGACGGGAATGGCGGGTTGCAGTGGGTTCCATTGCCATCCGCATGTTTGAAAATCGGAAAGTTATTGAACGATCCGGTTGTCATCACGAGGACTATACGAAAAGGAAGAAAACACTTCCTTGGGAGAAAAGAGGCTATTCGCATGTGTGCAATGGCCCTCTCCCAATCATATGGCAAAGTTGATCCGTCTTATCCTATTTTTGGTGAATTTCTTCGTACCCTGTCTCGGTTGGGCAAGCAACCAAGGGTCGTTCTACATACCCTCCAAGAATCTTGGAAACCTGTGATGACGGGTATTTCAATTGATAGAGAGGGAGCTTGTAGTTCGATATTGACCAGATACGGAATCAGTCGGGAGGAGATTGAGGATGTTGAGCGGTTGTTGCGGTCAGTTACGGCATTGCCAAGTTACGTTGAGCACATTGTGTTTGACAAGCTTTGCGACGTCGATTACTGAGCGCACAAAAGGGCAGTAGGCTTCGGCCGGGGATTTGACGGTCCCCCCCATACAGTCCAGGGGTTGGAACAAATAATATGCAACAGCAACAACGCAAAGCAAATCAGAAAAGAAAGAACGCCATCGCTCGAGTCGATGGCAATGGAAACTACTACACTGACAGAATTGTGCCCGTTATGCAACAACTCGTTCCGAAAGGAACATTTGAGCAATTTGGGCGCAAGGCCGGCACCCTCGGTGGTGCCGCCCTTGGAGCACGTTACGGCCACCCCATCCCAGGGGCGGCCGCGGGAGGCTTCATTGGCGGACGCCTCGGAAATGGGTTGTCGCGCATCGTTGGGTTTGGGGATTATGCGGTGCAAACTAACAGCGTTTTTAAAGAAAGTTTGGCGATCGCGCCAGGTGAGGCCGTCCCGGCGTTCGGGATGATTGGCCAAGAAACCCGCATTCGGCACAGGGAGTTCATAAAGGACATCGTTGTGCCAGCGGTACCTGCCACGTTCACTGTCCAAAGTTTCGTCATCAACGCGGGTAACATCGCTACATTTCCTTGGTTGGCAACAATTGCCGCCCAGTATCAACAGTATCATGTCAACGGTTTGGTCTTCGAGTTCAAGACCTTATCAAGTGATATCACTGCTGGTGGTGCCTTGGGTTCCTT